CATGGCCGCAGTTCCCGCATCTGTTGTGGACCCTGTGGCCGACGCCATCTTTGCCCATTACAAGGCAAAGTATGGCGCCGAACTACAACGCCCCTACCTTGGCGCCAGCGCCATTGGCAAGCCTTGTTTGCGCCAGCATTGGTATTCTTTTAGATGGTCCAAACCCGCTGAATTCTCTGGCCGCTTGTATAGGGTGTTTCAGTCTGGCCATTTGCAAGAGCCAAGGGTTTATGCTGATTTACGAGCCATTGGCTGCAAGGTGTATGACGTCAACCCAGCCACTGGCCAACAGTTTGGCTGGAGCGAGCCAAGCACCGGCTACCATTTCCGAGGCAACGCCGACGGCATTGTGACCGGCTTACCTCAAGCACCAAGCACCCCGCACATACTGGAAATAAAAACAGCATCCGACAAGTATTTTCGGGAAATGCAAAAATCCGGAGTAAAGCAGGCCAAGCCCGAGCACTGGGCGCAGATGCAATCATATATGCACTGGTCAATTGCTGAGTTTGGTAAAAATGGCTGCACCCGAGCCATTTACATTGTTGTTAACAAAGATAACGACGACATTTACACCGAGCGCCTAGAGTATGACGCCAAGGCAGCGCAGGAAATTGTAGACAAGGCATTGGCCATCATTACCGCTGCCGAGCCGCCGGTGGGGATTAGCACCGATCCGACCTGGTACGAGTGCAAATTCTGCGACTACCACAGCATTTGCCATGGCGAGAAGCTACCGACACCCACCTGCCGATCCTGCGCCCATGTAACGCCCGAGCTGACCGGTAAAGCCGTTTGGTCTTGTGCATCGCACCAGACCGAGCTGACCGTTGACCAACAGCGCAAGGGTTGCGAGAACCACCGGTACATCCCAATCTTGTTGACCAGGCTTGCAAAGCCGGTGGACATGGACGGTGACGCCGTGGTGTACCAGCTGGATGACGGCCAGCAATTTACCAATGGTGACCCCAAGGTAAACCCCAAGCACTTAGCCAGCACCGAAATTCATGCAGCCAAAGACAAGACCGTGCTGGTGCATGAAGACGTGATGAAGATTCGACTTCAATATGATGGACGAATCGTATGATCTTGCGCGACTATCAGTCCCGCACGGTCACCGACTTGTTCAATTGGTGGACCAAGAACCAAGACGCCAGCGACATCCCGTTGCTGGTGCTGCCGACCGCGGCAGGCAAGTCGGTGATCTGCGCCGAGATTGTGCGACAAATGTGGGCACAGTGGCCAGACTACCACCCCCGCACGGTGGTGTTGGTGCCAAGCAAAGAGCTGGCCGAGCAGAATGCGGCCAAGTTGCAGGCGCTGTTGCCGGACGACATCCACGTTGGGTTTGTCAGCGCCAGTTTAGGGAAAAAACAGCACCAGGCTGACGTGATTGTGGCCACCATTGGCAGCATCCATAAGTCAGCTCACCTATTGGGTGACATCAAGGCCGTGATCATTGATGAGGCTCACTTGGTAGACACTAAGGCACAAGGGATGTACCGCACGTTCTTGGCCAAGCTGGGTGAGCTGTGCGACTTTCGCACGGTTGGCATGACTGCCACGCCGTTTAGGGGCAATCAAGTTTGGTTGACCGACGGTGACGATCCACTGTTCACCGGCACGGCCAGCAAGGTCACCATGGGCGAGCTGCTGCAGCAAAAGTTTATTGCGCCATTGGTGCCGCCAACCGAGAAGATGACCACCCGCATCGATGCCAGCCAAGTTGGCATTGCCAACGGTGACTACAAGGTTGGTGAACTATCCGCGGTGGTCGCCGGCTACCTTGAGAACGTGGCCAAAGAAGCCGTTTATTTGGCCTCACAGCGCCGCAAGTGGATTGCCTTTACACCAAGTGTGGCCAACGCTGAATGCTTGGCAGACAACCTTAACGGCCTTGGGATCACCGCAGCCGTTGTATGCGGGGAAACCCCAAAGCAAGAGCGCCAAGACTTGATCCAAGACTTTCGGTCTGGCCAGATTCATTGCTTGGTTACCGTGCTGGCGCTGTCGGTTGGGTTTGACGTGCCAGACGTTGATTGCATTATTTGGTGCCGGCCAACCAAGTCGCCCGTGCTGTACGTCCAAGGCATGGGACGCGGCACCAGGATTGCACTAGGCAAAGAAAATTGCTTGGTGCTGGACTTTACCGACACGGTTGAACGCTTGGGGCCGGTAGACATCATCAAGGGACGGGCTAAACGAGCCGGTGGCAACACCGAAGGACCGTACAGCATCTGCCCTGAGTGTGGCGAGCGCAACGCTGCCAAAGCCCTGATTTGCATTGCCTGTGGCGCCACAATCCGCGAGGAAGAGGCCAAGCCAGTGGACGCCAAAGTGTCTTTGGCTGCGCTCTTGTCAGCGCAGGCCGAGGCCGTGCTGGTTTGGCATGACGTGACCAAGGTGAAATACGCCATCCACCGCAAAGAAGGCAAGCCTGACTCTATGAGGGTTGACTACTACAGCGGCATATTGCAGTGCGCCAGCGAATGGGTTTGTTTTGACCACATTGGGTACGCCAGCCAGAAGGCGGTGGCTTGGTGGCTTCAACGCAGCCAATCAAGAAGTTTTCCCAATTCAGTTGCCCATGCCATTGAGGTTTTGCAAGAAGACCCAGACTATTTGCAAACACCTATCCGGATTGCGACACGCAAAAACGGCAAATACACCGAGGTCAAAGATTATGAATTTGATTGAACTGAACGCTATCAAGACTCACTTAGCGCAACAGCTGGCTGACCTTGATGGAATAAAAGTAAATTGCACCAGCTGCAACAAGTACGACGGCCAGTGCAGGCAGTACCAGGCAGAACCACCGCAAGATTGGCTGCAGGGATCAGTTGACTGTGAGCATTGGATTTGGGATCAACTTCCTTTTTAAAAAGGCTAAACGACCATGATTGACAAACTAATTTTTAGCGCGGTTCTTGGGACTGTTGGATGGAACGGTTTGTTCTCTGACCCGCCAGTGCCGCTGACATTGCAACAAAAGGCAAAAGAGGCATCAAAGAGCGAGGTGTGCAACAAGAAGAAGCAAAGTAAGACAGTAAAAGAACTATGTAAACGATGGGGGAAAAATGATTGAAGCAGTCAAAACATTCTTTGGTCGCTTGCGCGGGCGCGGTCAAACCATAGTTGAATATGGTTTAGTTTGGCGTTGTACTAAATGTCATTTAATTTTTATTACCAAAACAGCAGGAGAGCAGCACCCATGCCAAGACCAAAGAGTGAGTTAACCAAAAGCGGCAAGACCATCGGTGTTCGTGTGACGCAAAGCGAGTACGAACAATGGGTGAAACTTGGTGGTGCCAAGTGGTTGCGAAAACTATTGCAGGAGAAAAAAGATGCCAAACTTTGAAAGTTGGAGCCATGAGAACCTAGCCAAGTTTGCGGCTGAAGCCTACGCCAAGATGCAAGAGCAGCACGATCAAATTCAGCATTTGCAGAACGATTTGAAAGACGCCATCAAGGCATACAGGGAGTTAATTAAATGATTGCAACCGTATTTGCCTTAGTGATTGGCGCAATCATTGGCGTGGGAACGATAGTCCTCTTCGCTATGTTTTTGGCACACGTTCAAAGTGTGGACAGTCCACCAGATTGGAGAAATTACCGCCCCAACGATTCTTCGGGTACAGACTCTCCCAATACGCCCCAAGAGGCGCAAGAACCTCCTTATCCCAGATGATCTTGCCGTCTTTGAAGAAGTTCAGGTCAATAGCGCAGCGTTTGAGGTGGATGCTGTTCATTGTCTTGGAGCGGCCAGTCTTGAAGTAGATGGCCTGTTGCTCAGGCGTACGCGCCAGCTCGCCGCCAGTGACTAGGAAACCTTGGTCGGTTGCGTATTGGATCAGCTTGCACATGTCCAATAGGAATGCGGCTTGTTCTTTGTTGAGGCTCATTTTCTGCCTTTCATTTCAGCTAGCTTTTCGATTGTGCGCCCGCCGAAGTAGGCACCCATTATCAGCATCCCCCACTGCCCAAGCAACTGGACGTAGGACTCATTGGCATTCAGGCCAAAGGCGCTCATCATGGCAAACAAGAAATAACCAAAAAAGATGGCAATCAAGCTCATGGGACGGATGTTCTTGGATAGCCAAGAATCGCTGTTCATGTCCGACTGCCAGCGATCTGTGACGTTGTCGTCTTCGTTTTGCGCTGCTGCCGCCAGCACTTTCATCTCTTCCAACTCCATCTTGGCCTTTTCAATGCCCAGCTCAAGCAGGCGCTCTTCATGTTCAAACTGCAACTGGCGCAGATTGCTGACGTCTTCAGGTGTTGGGTTGTCGGGTATCTTCACGCCAAGCGTGTTCTCTACCACTTCCTTACCCTTGGCTTGGATGGCGCTAGATAGTAGCGTCAGCCCGTTTTGAGCCAAACTACCGAGGAGGGATGCGACTATTGGAATCATGTTTTTCCTTTTCAACTTGTCTACGCAATTTTTCCATCTTTTCAATCTGCGTCTGGGCTTCTTTTTTGGTTTGCAACACATCCATGTACAACATCCCAAGCAAGGGCAACATCAGCACCACAAGAATACACGCTGCAATCCACCCCACAACTATCTCCCAGTCTTGTACAAGAGGCCGAGGAGCAACCACATATATAGGAGGAATAGGATAGTCGCCAGCAGATACGCTTGTCTTTCTCTTAGGAGCCGCTCCTCTTCCTTGCGTTGCCATGATTCATCATCCCGTTTCTTCCTTGCTTTGTCTTGCTCTATCTTGATGACATCCCGCATATCAAACACTTTGGAATACAACGCGCCCATCTCTTTGGGTGCGCCGTACACCATTGCCTCTCTTATTTCAGTCTCTAGCAACGCCATTTGGTCTTGCGCCATGACCCGCTTCAGCGCGGCTTCCATTAGGTTGGCGTCAGGGTTGTAGACGTTTTTGCTCTTCTCTTCCTCTTCCCTTATGTGGTCGGCAAGCTGTTCTTGCAGTCTGAAGAAGTTGGATAACTGGACAACGATGTCTGCCATGACTTGGGTTTCGTCAACGGCAACGTAGGCTTCCTTTTTCGCCACAGGCTTGGCTTGGGCGGCTGGCGCTGATCCGAAGAGCTTTTGCCAAAAACTTCTGACTTGCTTTGCATCTGAGACTACCTCATCAACAGTTTTCTTGATCTCCATGAAAGACGTTTTGGCGTCTTTGTAGAGTTTGCATCCTTGCTTGATGGCGGCAACGCAAGCGTTGGCGGCAAAGAGGATGCTGAGTGGATCAATTTACAGCCCCAAGACTTTTTTGACCAGCTCTCCGGCAAAGCCTGGGCCAAGCAACACGGCAGCGATCAGCACGTAGAGCAGGTACTCAATCCGCGTCATGCGCTTGTCGCCTTCGATGAATGATCTTTCAATGGCCGCGTAACGTTCAGCGCAGACGGCTTCGTGTACCGCTATCTTGGTTGAAGTATCGTCAGTCATGGTGCTAGGTTGTTTCTTGATCTAGATGGTGCTGCTAATTGGTTTGGCTGCTTGAGTGCCTCTTCAAGGCGCTTGGTTGTCTGTCTTCCACGTTCAAATTGTGCAGCTTGTTTTGCAAGAGGCAATCTAATAGCTTCAAGCCCTTCTAGTCCTCGCATTACAGCGCCGCCGGTATTGGGATAGTTAACGGCACCAGGCTGCTTGACCAAAATGTCTTTTAAGGCATCCCTTAAATCAACTATTTCGTCACGGCCTTTTTTGCCAAACATATAAACCAACTTGTCGTCATAATCTAATTGCTTGACCGCGGTATTGAAATTCTTAAACGACATTTGATCACCCTTGGTGAGCAAGTCTTTCAAGTGTTGAATGGTCTGGCCTTGCAATTCAGCGTATGCTTGCCTACCTTGTGGACCAGCTTTTTTAAGCAAAGTGGTGACGGTTCGCATTTCTTCCAAACTGCCATCTAGCACAACGTGCTTAAAAATGTCTTCATAAGCAATTTGCCTGTCTGTATAGCCAGCTTTGGTGCCAAGCAATTTATCGACCCTAGACACATTTTCAAATTCTCTAGCCAACTGTTTGCGCTGCGCTCTAGCGGAACGGTACAGATCACCGCCAGCGCCTTCAGTAGCTTGGTCAATAAGTTCTTTTAATTGTTTTGCATTAGGTGAGCCTTTGACTTTGCCAGCTTCTTGGTATACGTCTTCCAATGCGCGAATTGAAATTGTGCCTTTGCCGGTTGGATCATTCATCTTTAATGATTCAGCAACAGAATCCAAAATTGGATCTATCTTTTGTCTCATTGTTGGTGTTTTTTGATTTATGAAATCAAGAATGCTTTGATATGGAACTTCTTGCAAAGTTTCGCCAGCAGTATCTGCTTTTGCATAGGCTTGCTTGTATGTATTAAATTTCTTTTCAAACGCATTAACCACAGCTTCATCAACAAGTTTACCAACTTGACGCATTTGGGTTGGGTCTGCAACCTCGGCGCCAGTTTGACTGGTCATGCTTTCAAGTTTTTGAGAAATAGCTTGTTTTTGTTTTTCTCTAAAACTACCCATCTGTTCGACAAGTTCGGTTTTCTTGGCTTCACTAACACCAGAAATAGCGCCGCGCTCAATGTCAGACTCAAATTGTTGTTGCGCCAAGTTCTTTGTGCGCTCACCAACTGTAGTGGGCAGATTCAGTCTTTGAAAGCGCTCTTCCCGCATTAAGTCTTCAGCAGTGCTTGCAGCACCCATGCCTTGCATGGTTGGCTGTTGGCGTGTCATGGCACTTGCTAGCACGTTCCTAGTAGGAGCAACGGCCTGCCTGACTATAGGGCTTAACTGATTGACTGCAGCAGGCGTAAGGGTGCTCAAGGCCGTCCCTGCACTGGTCAATCGTGTGGGTGGAACAGCACCCAAAAACTTGCCAATTGCACCAGTAATTTCTGGGCCTGTTTCTGTGCGCGGTTGATAAAACTGAGCCGCAGTTGCTTGAGCTGCAGCTTGGCGAGCTTCTTTGCCTTGTGGAGTTCCATACCCACCATAAGCTTCACCAAACATTCCAGCAACTGGAGTTGCAACTGTTTTAGCTACATTGCCAGCAATAATTGCTGGAGTTTCAACAACGCCCATGATCCGGTCACGCAAAGATACTTCGGGCTTGGGCAAACTTATGACGTTTTCTGCACCAGGTATATCGGCACCCACCAAACCTAATTTTTTAAAAAAATCAGGTCGTGGAATCTTGTCTGCATAAAACTTTTGGTGCAACGCATCAGCCAATGCAAGGTCTGGCACATTGTTGTACTCAGGATTTTGCTGGCGAAATTCAATCAGTGTTGCCATTTCAACCGCCTATTTATTTGTAAACAAACCCAAAGGATCGGATGCGCTTGCACCTGAACCTAATGTGCTACCAGAAGGTGATTCATATTGTTCAATAAACTTTGCACCTTCTCGACCGGCGCCCATTTTCATGCCTGCAATTGCTCTTTTTCTTGATTCTGCTTTTTGCTTTACAACTGCCTTATCTTCGCCAACAGAAGGGAAATATTCCATAATTGTATTTGCAACTTCAGATGGTCCAAAAGCAGCACCAGACGTTTTACGCAAATAAGCAATAGCAAAGGCCAATTGTGCTTGACCAACCTTTTGTTGATTTACATCAGGTCCAAACAGTTTGGTTGGATCATTTACCGCCAATGCATAAATGTCATTTACCAACTTGTCACCAACTCCTAAAGGCACATATTTGACAATTCCTTGAGCCAAATTAACTGTGCCAGCTCCAGTTGTTGTGCCTTCTCTTTCTGCTTGATTTAGCACTTGTTGAGCTTGTGCCATAGCACTGCCAAACATGGCTGCATTACCTTGAGACTCAGTCAGTCCAGCAGACTTGCCTTTTAATGGCTCGCCTCGAGGTTGAATAATTGGCTCTGCAGCTGGTGCCACAGCCCCGCCGCGCTTGCCGGCGCCACCAGGCGCAGGTGCACCACCGCCAGCAAATGGCGCAGCAGGTGGTGGTAGAGTTGCATTAAGGCTAACAGGGAATGCTTGAAGGGTTCGGTTGTTAACGCCAACAATGGAGCCGTCTTCGGCCTGCTGAATTGTGTAGCCAGGGTTAGCTTTTTCCCATGCAAATTTGCTACGATCAAAATTCAATCGTTCTTGGGCAAGTCGCTCTGTAGAACCAAGATTAGCAATTGCTTGATCGTATAGTTTGCGATTAGGATGGCCTAATGGTAATGCGTCACGCTCTGCTGTCAATTTCTTGATTTCAGTCGGAGTCACTTCTTTAGGTGCAGCAGGCGCTTGCTTAAATGTTCCAGTTTGTGGGTCGTACACAGAACTGCTTGCGGCCACCGCCATTGGTTTCATGCTGTCAAGAATTTGGCTAACGCTTTGCATTGACCCCATACGCAATTTTTCAAAGTTTCCTGTTTGAATTGCGTTTTGCAAAGTTGCCAATCCTTTTTCTGGTGTTGCGCCTGTGCTTTTAAGCCAAGGCCCAAGCACTGGGTCAGCGTGTATAGATTGATGCAAAGCTAAATAGGCTTCTGGCGTATCCGCTCTTTTGTACGCCTCTGGAAGCAACGCCAATTTATCAGTCAACAACTTAGTACTTTTAATTTGCCCTTCAGTTTGAGCGTTTGACGCTTCTTGTTGCGCTTTATATGCAGCAATACCAGGTGCGCCGTATTGAATGGCAGACTGAAAATCTAATTTAAAATCTGGTTGTTGAGCTGCTGCATACAACTTGTTTTGTTGTTCGTCAGCTCTTTGCGCCGCGCTTAACTGATATTGCGCCAACGCGTTTTGGTTCTGCGCGTTTTGAATACCCGCAAGTTGGCTATACCTTGCCATTGGGTCGGCAACTTGAAGTGGCTGAACGCCAAGTGAAATTCTAGGATCTATAGGCATGATGTGGCCTTAAAAATTAATCATATTGAAGGGATCAAAATTGTTAGGGCCGCCAAGCGCCCCACCACCACCGCTACCGCGCATTGAGTTAATCATATTTTGGCCTTGGCTGTAATTTAAGTATGTACCTAAACCGCCAGTTAAAGCATTTGCTTGGCCGACATAGCCAGATGCTCTTGCCGCCGCAGCGTTTTGTTGAGCTTCACCAACATTGCTTGCCATTTGTTGGCCAGAAGTGCCAAGCGTGTTGGCCGTGGTTTGACCCACGCCAGCTAATGATTGCAATGGATTCAAGCGTGCTTGGCGTTCTAATTGATACCGATTAAAAGCGTTGGTGTACTCTTGGCTACCCATCTCTTGACCGTAGCGTTGCGCGGCCTTTAAAGCCCCGCCAGAGATTAAACCGCCGCGGGCGGCTGCTTGGCGATCAAGTGCTTGTTGACCTTCTTTTAACCGAAATGCGTACCCAGGGTCTTGCTGGAATTGTTGCATCCCAAACGGCGTGTACTTGGATGCTTTGACAAGTTCTGGCAACGCATTGACACCAACATCGTAAAAAGGCTTTTGCCTTGCTACGTTTTCTTGGTATTGTTTGTATTGCAAGTCAGCCGCGCGATTGGCTGCACCAGCTTGTACATCAGCAGCGTTCCCCGCAGCCTCTGAGCCTAAAAAACCGCTAACTACTGTAGCTCCTGCGACCCAGAATGTCATGGCGACACCTCCAAAACTTCTTGTTTAAGTATATTACCTGATAGATACATTGTATTGTTTTCAACCTCAACTAGCTCGGCTTCAACTTCTTCAATTGATTTTTTTTCAATTGCGTGAAAAGTCATACACAAAGCGTCAGTTTCTGCAAAAACGGCGCGTTTTGTGCCTGGCTTGCTTAGGAACAAATGCGGCCCCGTAACCGTATGTACGCCGTTATCGGCGGTGATTGATACCGTACCCGACACAATAAGGTACATATGCTCTTTTTTGTGCACTGCACCAACTACCAACACGCCAGCATGACGAAACACTTCACGGCAATACATACCACCGTGAAAATAATGTTTTGTCTCAGGTTGATACTGAGGCAATTTGGACAGCTCTACTTGTAACGCTTCGACGCGCTCTTTGAGGTTTGACTCAACAGCAATATCGTTCATGTTATTCCAAAAGAAGAATGTTGTTAGGTATGTATTGTGTCATCAACCAGTTGGAGCCGTCGGACACCAGCGTGGCCGAGTCGCCTGAGCTGGCCAACAGGATCGACGTACCCGCCGCCCCGCCGGTCAAAGGCACCACGTTTGAGGACGCCGACACAACCGCTTGAACTTGGTAGTTCTGAAACCGCAAAACCCGACCAGTCCAGCTTGAGGCAGTGGGTAGGGTAGCTGTGCAAGTTGACCCTGTTTTGTTGTTGATCAGCCAAACATCAGTATCCGCAACGCTGAAATTGGCAGTCTTGGTGACAGGCGCAGACGGCGCAAAGTAGTCGGCATTTACAACAGCCGCAGAAATAGCCGTGCCGTTGCCTTTGAGTAGCCCAGTGATGGTAGTCGTCAGGGTAATGGCTGGCGTGGTGGTGGCTGTTGCCACTGTACCGGCTAGGCCATTGGCCGTGACAACCGACACGCTGGTGACCGTGCCACTGGTTGCTGGCGCTGCCCAAGTGGGCGCGCCGCCTGTGGTGGCCGTCAGTACTTGGCCAGTCGTGCCCGCAGCGGTAAACGCATACGCGGTGCCCGTGCCATAGGCAATGCCATAGGCTGTAGGCGTTGCAGAACCGTTTGTACCGCCGTTGGCAATGGTCAAGGTGCCTGCAAGGGTCACAGCGCCTGTAGTGGCCGTTGATGGCGTCAGGCCGGTCGTGCCACCTGAGAACGACAGCACACCAGTGTTGGTTATTGTCACGTTGCCTGTTGCGCCGGACACTGATATGCCTGTGCCAGCAATGTTTGACAGCACACCCGTATTGGCTACTGATATTGTGCCAACACCATTGGTGACCGAAATGCCTGCGCCTGTACCGAGCGTATTAAGTGAATACCCTGTGCCATTACCAATCAGCAGTTGGCCGTTGGTTGGAATAGTGGATAACCCTGTGCCGCCGCTGGCGACTGGAACAATGCCAGTGCCTGTTCCAACAATGTTGTACAGACTGTAGAACCACCGATACCATTCCCGCGACACCGCACCAGTGCGTTCGTCGATGATCGGCACCCGTGGAGGCGTGATCTGGGTGGCGTTTGGACTGGTGGCCATGATTAAGAATTGGTCGGGCTTAAGATCAATTCCGCGCCCATGATGGCTATTTTGTTGGGGTCAGTGCCTGAGAGTTCATATACACGGTCGCGCAGCTTGAGCGTCATGCCAAGCCTGCGCCAAAAGGTTCGCTGGCCATACGCGCCAATCTTTCCAAGCGGTGACCAATGCTCGTTTGACCAAGTGTGACCGCCGTCATCCGACCAGCGCAACATGACTTGGGGGTCAGAGCCTTGGCCAGTATTTAAGCCTACGCCTGCCTCGCAGTCCAATTGCAAACTGTGGTGCGCCGTGCGCTTGAGGTTGTTTTGGCCGGTGGGCAGCGCCCGCCAGCTCCGCAGCCACTTTTGGATGGCGCCATTGTCGGCGTAAACATCCAAGTCAAACGTGTAAATGTTGCCATTCTCAAAGTCGCCAACAATAATGTTGCCGCCAAAGTTGCATTGGCAGTTGCTGCGGTGCCGCATAAACTCGCCGTTATCAAAGCCAGCACGTTCATGCCACGCTTGGGTGGACACGTCATAGACCCATGTAGCGTTGCCGCTTGGAAATGTCAGCACATAAAAAGCATGGCCTTCTTGCTGGTAGGTGTAGGCAATAGCGTCTGAGATGTTGCCGTATTGGGCAATGGCATATTCGACCGCATGGGTAGAGATACGAACGCCGGTATAGCCGTTTGCCCTGTACACAATACCTTGTCCACGGGCGTCTGTGCCTAGCCAAAACAGGCCGTTATCCATCTTGGCAATGGTGTACGCAGACACGCAACCGATCTCATTAAAAGCGCCTTGGATGCGGGTCAGGGGAAAGTCAGCCGCACCGGAGTCGTACCAAACTTCAACCGAATCAGTACCAAACACCCACAGCTCGCGGTGGTCGGCAATAATGCCGACTACGCCGTCGGGTGAGCCTTCGGCGCTGGCAAAGTCCAGTGGATCGACTGAGGTGCCGTCCAGCAATTGCGACACCCAAATGAATTGGCTGTTTGGCTGGTTGAACACAAAGTAGCCGTCAAGATACGCTACTGTTACCGCGCCAGCAAAGTCAGGGTCTGTGATCTGGGCAAATACGTTGGTGACTTCGTTGTAGATAAAACCATCAGGATTGCAAGCCAAAAAGATTTGCGTTCCATTGTCGGCAATAGACACAGGGCCTGTGCCAGTCACGGTGCCAAGCAGCGTAGGCGTGGCAGTCAAGCCGGTCAACTTAAAGAACTGATTGCCCGACACAACGTAGAAGTCGCTGCCATTGGTCTGATGCGCCCACAAGGCTCGGATTGGGCCAGTCCCTACGGTTTGCAGAAAATTGAGGCCAGGGGCGCGGTTGAGAAAGCCAGGCTCTTTGCCGCCTTCGGGAATCACTTCGGGAAACAGATTGACCATGCGGTTGTCCGCAGCGTTGATACTGCGAGCAACATACGCCGACCCAAGAATCGGCGTCTTCATTAGTAATTCCCAGCGTAAATGTTGAACCGCTGGCGCGACGCCACAATGGCATAGGGCATGGACATGATGTCGTCAGGGTTGTTGATGCGCTTCAGGTTGCGCTTGGAAGTCATTGCAATGCGTTGCACTTGAGGGCTTGGCTCCACGCCAAACTCTGGTGCGATCTCGCAAGCCAAATTGTAGACAAACGCTCGCAAATAGCCTGGCGGAAACAAAATATTTGTTGCCAAGTTAGCTGGCTGAGTCAGTTCTTGGACTGAAATAAAATGCCATTCCAAGTCCCGTGTGGGTCTAGGATAGATATACATTTCAACATCAGGGTAGGTCATGTTGACAAAAATGACCTGTGGGTATGTTGACGTTACCGTCTTAACAGCAATACCGTTGTACTGTTGTTGGTTAATAAATTTAATGCCGTAGGACACGTTGGTGCCTGGGTCACGGTAGTAAGTGGCGTCGTCCAACAACACAGGACGCAAGCCTACAAAGTTACCCGATGGCCCTAATGTGCGTTTAATTTCACCCGCAGGCCAAGTAAATATTTGATCTTGGGTACTGAAAACAGACAAACGCTCAGTGTTCCATGAATCAATCATCTGATTCAACGCCATCAAAGCGTCTTGGGACACAGATGCGGAAGGTGTTTCACCTTCAGCCAATACGCCGAGCAATCTCAATGCTCTATTGATCTGATCGCCAGCGGTGTAAATGGCCATATTACGCTCCTTGTTCTGCCGCCTCTAAACTGGGTCGGCCACGACGACGTTTAACTTCCAATTCGTTTGCGACAGGAGCCGCCTCAACAGGCGTGTCCAAAGTATACCTTGTCCAGCCATTTTTTTCATCTTCTTCTGCTTCAAGCTCCATGGTCGCAACCTTGGCACCGTGAATTGGATGAGACATGTAGATAACAGCCATAGTTTGAGAACGGGGGCTTTTGGCCCCCGTTTGGTTTATTGATTGTGAATCAATCCAAAGTTGAGAACAACAGCTTCTGACAGCGAACCGCCAGAAATGTTACGCAAAGTAATGGATGCAGAGCCCGCGCTCAAACCTGACACCCAACAGTTGTACGCACCAGCAGTAGCGCCAGCGCCCACGTTCAAGATCAAAACATCGTTTGCAGAAATGAAAGAGTTAGTCAATGTAAAAGTTACATTGGTAGCACTTGCCAACGATGCGTTGTTCATGGTGATCTGACCAGCAGGCTTGTTCAAAGTCACGCCAGTAGATTTGCTTGTGGCTTGCGTCACAGTACCTTGAGCGTCAGTTGTATAGCCCAATTGTTCACTGGACAACACATATTGTGAGCCAATGATGTCTTGGTCTGTATACGCAACGCCAATTGGTTTGGTATTTGACATGATTTTTTCCTTTAAGAAAGGGGGCCGAAGCCCCCATTCAGGTTTACATCAAAAATGCTGAGTAGGCAGCGTCGCCAGTCTTCACAAAGCGGTATGTGTGTGCGCCAAAACGAGGCACGGTCACAGAACCGTAGATTGTGATGCCAGTGCCAGCAGTGACGGGCACGGTGGACGAAGCACCAGTGTTGTTGTTGTTGCAAATTGTCAGTTCAAAAGATGAACCGATTTTTGCGCTAGGGATAGCTGCATCGAGCAACGCTGCTGTGGGCAGAGTCACTGTCAATGTAGCGTCGCTTGCTTTTTGGCAAACAACCAAACCAACAGCCACTTGAGCTGCGGTCAGAGTTGTGTCACCAGTTAAAGTAGCGGAGATGGTTTGAACACCCATCACTGCTTCGTTCAAATTGCCGTCACCAACTTGGTAACCGCCTGCGCCGTTAGGTAATGCCATGATAAATTTCCTTAAAAAAGATTGAACAATGAAAGGGGCCGAAGCTTCGTTTCAATTTAGCCCCACATGCGGCAGGCCATTTGTGGACGGATTGTGCTGAAGCCATACAGTACGTCAATACGGCAAGGCATACGGTCGTTGTTGATGTCGTACTGACGAACAACGCGCAAGCTGATGCCGTTATGGACAGCGCGAGCAGCCATATCAACGCCTTGGGGCAACAACAAGTCGGCGGTCGCAAAAGTGATCGCGTCTTTGTGGTAGATCAAGTTCTGAGCGTACTGAGTAGAAGCAGCGCCCACAAAGGTCACAGTTCCACCAGTTGCAGGCAGCGCGTCCATAGTGGCCAAAGCATGGTTAGCTGAGTACATAGGAGCAACGGTCACAGTCCAAGTACCAGATGAGGCGGCAACGGTAGTCAAAGCCACGAACTGGAACAAAGAACCTGTGGATTCACGGGTCTGTGGGTTAACAGCATTGCAACCACTGATAGTGAACACGTCACCAGCATTGATTGTTGTTGACACAGAGCCTTGCTCCAACAGAATGGTTGAAGAACCTTCGCTGGTCACGCCAGGAGTCTTAACCAAAGTTGATGCAGTTGCGCTACGTGAGCCAGTGGTGTGTTGCTTGATTGACTGAGACATGTTGATCTCGTCAAAACCCAACACGCCAGTACCCATCATGCCGTTCTTGAACTGCTTGCTGATGGTGTCGGTGGGGTTGAACAAACCCTTCATGCCTTCAACCAAACCAGCGTTAGCGGCAGGGTTGACGGTAGCGTAACGTGGTGACATCACGGCAGCGTTCTCGTTCAGCTTCTGTTGGGCTTGCAACAAGACCAAGCTAGTAGAAGGAGTGGTGCCAGGGGTGCCAACGGTGTTACCGATGGTTTTGTACGCATTGGCAACGTCAGCATCAATGCTGGAAGCCAACTGGCTGATACGAGGCTTCAGAACACGTTCTGCAAAGTCGTCCAACTGCATGGTCAATTCAGCAGATGTGAAGTTCACGCCGATGTGCTTTTGTGAAGCAACAGTCAAAGTGGTGAACTGTTCGTTGTCGTCCTGAACTTGCAGG